GACAGCCGGAGATCTTCGACGCTTCCCGAGACGGAACCGCCTAGTACATCTAGGACACCGACCAAGGGCCTCCTGCTACCTCCCTGGCAGGGGGCTTTTTCGTAGCTGGCGACATGCCGGCAAATTTCCCAGCTGGGTCCGACCTGGTCACGTACTTCGCCTCGTGTGGCTACCCCACGATCACCACGGATGAGGCCAACGGTTTGATCGCGAGCGCGGTCGCCGAGTTCGAGGCGATGAGCGGTCACCGCCCCTTCCTGGCCACGGTTGAGACCAACACCTTCGACACGGTGCTCGGCGCATCGAACGACGGGTACCGCCTGGAGATAGAGGATCATCCGTTCATGAAAACGGGCGCGACGATCGTCCATCGCGACACGCTCGGCAACCTGACGACGCTCACTGCTGGCGAGGATTACGACCTGCTTCCGCTCAACGCTGGCGTTCACCTTAACCCGCACTGGATCGTCCGCTTCCGCTCCAACCTCTACGGAGGAAAGGTCGAGATCGAGGCACCGTTCGGCTTTGCGACCTCAGTCCCTCAGGACGTGTACGACGCGATCCTTGAGTACGCCACGGCGATGAAGCTCAACCGCCTCTCCAATGGCGCGAGCTTCGCAGCGAACGGCATGACCTTCTCGAAGATCAAGCAGGGTCCGGTCGAGCTGACAAGCGGCTCGGCGACGATCCTCTCCGACGCCAAGGTTCGCCTGGGCGAGGTCGCAGCGAGGTACCAGCTCTAATGGGACTCGTCTTCAAGCCTCACACGGCTTCGGTGGAGACCGCAACTCAGAAGGTGGCAGGTGGTGACGTGGGAGGTGCGAACTTCGCAGCAGCGGTGAACGTCGGCTGCCAGATCACTCCTGGCAAGGCGAGCGTGGCGTACGACACCTTCGGCATCGAGGTCAACCGTCCTTACCTGCTCATGGCAGATGCCGAGGATGCGCCAAAGTTCACGGTCGGCACCAAGGTGACCTGGTCGGGCAAGGTGCTCAAGGTCCTCGCAGCTGAGACGTACGGAGCGCTCACGATCGGCTCCCACGTGTCGGTGCTTCTCAAGGAGAACGAGCTCTCGTGAACCAGTACAACCTGATCACGAACGAGATTCGTACGCGGATCCGCACCGCCTGGGGCACGAACTTTCAAGTTTCCAAGGGCAGACCGAAAGTGCCGTTCGAGTCCCTGCCCTATGCGGTGATCAACTGCGACAACGTGAGCGTGGTCGAGACCGGCCGTACCTTGCGCAGGCGCTGGCGCTTCGAGATCGTGGGCGCGTTTGCTTACGATGAGTCGAGCGACTCTGAGCCTCTGGCGTTCGCCAAGATCGACCTACTCCACCAGGCTCTCCAACCGTACAGCGAGGTCTCGGTTCCGAGCGTGCCTAGTCCGTTCGCAGGCATCTGCGACGTCTGGCAGGTCGAAGAGTTCGGACCCGTCGAGGAAGAGGTGCAGGACGCTTGGTACGGCTGCCGCCTCGTCTTCACGTGTGAGACCGAGGTCTTCAGCTAATGGCGAAAAAGCACAAGGCAGACAGCGACCTGTTCAAGGCTCAGCTCGCCAGGTTCCGGCGCGTGGGCGGTGGCGCGCGCATCGCCATCAGGGTCCTCAGACGTGATGCTCTCGAAGAGCTGAAGGAGCTGAGCGACGGTTCCAAGGGTCCGAAGGGGAAGGCTCGGCTTAAGGCGCTTCGCGCAGCGGGTCACCCGTACGGTCGAAGGGTCAGCGGTGATGCCAACACGGGCAAGCGTGGCATCGTCAAGAAGAAGATGAGGAGCGGGCGCAGACCGAGCGTCGGGCAGTTCCCGCAGCTCCCGATCGGCATGATCAGCGGATCGCTAGACAAGTCACGCTTCGCCACGCTCGACGAGTTCAAGCTGACCATCGGCTTCAACCGTAAAGCGGGACCCTCGATCAACGTCGTGCTTCCTGCCGGCACCAAGAACATGGTCGGTCGTGGACTCATGCTCCCTAACGAGCGGGGCGAATTCGGCGCGAGGATGAAGCGGACCAGGCGCGCGTTCTCTGAAGCGTTCTTCAAACCCCTCACGCAGCCCTAGTCTCGCCTGTGGCAGTTCGTAGCTGGCGGCATGGCCAGAGCCACTAACGCTGATATCGTTGTCTTTGGGATCGGTGCGACCGATTACCTGCCGTGGCTGGTTTCTGCCGACTTCAACTGGGACGTCACCCTTGAGTCCTGTGAGGGCATCAACGAGCGCTATCAGAGGGTAGCCGTCGAGACCAAGCGCACGCTGACCTTCTCGGCGAACATGAAGCGGCGCGTCAACGCTGCAGGAGCGTGCCAGACCAACAAGACGGTCACCACGCTCACCATCGGGGGCGTCTCGTTCCTTAGTGACTGGGAGTCGATCCGGATCGGGTACCAGAACGCCAACAGCCGAAGCGACGGAGGCGGTGCGTACCTTGCCCAGGTGCAGCTGCATAAACCGACCACGGTCTCGGTGACGATCAACCTCATGGCGAACCAGACCACTGCCACGTGGCTGGAGACCCTGGCTGACTCGGCGACGGCAACGCAGGCAACGGTCTCGGTGATCGACGGCGTGGGCACGTTGACCGTGTCGAGCTACATCAGGACGGTCCGCAAGTCCTGGCCGGAAGGCGGCATCTGCATGGTCGAGATCACCCTTGAGATGGGCGAGATCACCAGCGGTGGTGGTGGACTCTTTGCGACGGGTGCGACGGGTACGGGCGCGATCACCTTCACTGCGAGCGATGGCGGCGACGCGATCGAGGGAACGGCGGTCATCCTCTCCGGCGATCTGCAGATCACCCGTGACCAGCGATCAAGCGAGAGCTACCAGTTCCACGTGAACACGGTCGCGGCGAGCGCGTAGGTAGCAGCATGGCCAAGGACCCAACAGTAGACAAGCGCACGATGCAGACCAGAGTGGAGGGCGGCTTCCCTCCGAGCGCCTGCAACGAGCCGGACAATCTGCCAGAGAACGTCCCTGCGAAGGACGAGCCGAAAGAAGAGCCGAAGGGCGAGTGATAACGCGGGAGTCGAGCATCCGGCTCCCTTCTTCATTTACAGGCTAGTGATGCCGGTGAACCGGGCGCTCGATGCATCAGATTCGAAGAACACGGCCTTATATCTCCAGGTCTCCCAGGGACCGATCGAGGGGATCATATCCCATGCTTCCCCGACCTTGTTGCCCTGCCTATCGAAGAGGTCAAAGGTGACTCTGACGCCTCGGATCCTCATGCCGGAATAGTTCTTTATTCGACCGACGCACGCATTGTTGAGCATCTCCCACTTTGGGTCGTAGACCAGTGGGAAGAAAGGGTAGCTCAGCTTTGGATCCAGCCCTATGGACTTCAAGTAGTCACGAACGAGAATCTCCTCGTTCTGCTCCGGAACGGCGGTTGGTACCTCTGACTTCTTCGCTGGTGCGGGTGGCAGCCCTTTCCTGATCTTCGCCATGCGCCTAGCCTGGTCGAACTCGTCCTTATGCAGCTGTTTGGTGATGGACTGAACGATGATGAACCCCAAAAACGCTAGACCGAGGACCATGCTGACGATGCACCCGACCTTATTCGCTTTGCTCTGCTTTGGAGGTACACCGATCACCCTAGCGACTTGGACTGGAGAAAGACCCACCTGGTATTGATTCAAGAGCCAAGCTGGATCCACGTGGACTAAATCCACGCCTAAAGCCCTCACCCTGTCACACCAAACCTGGAAACTCACGACCACATTGTACGGCTTTGGCGTACGGTCGTAGCTGGCGAAGATGGATGAATCCACTTTGCAGGAAAACCCTAACAGTCCTGGCTCTCGCCTAACCAAGCTCATCACTGGGGCATTGTTGGAGATGTACTCGCCGACAAGTAGCACTGTCGAGATTGAGCTCCCCGTCATGCGAGATGGGCAAGTCGTTCGCGAGAAGGTCCCATTTGCGATCCTGAGTGACGCGGTCGAGTACAACCGATTGATCGAAGACTCAAAGGTCTGGGTTGGGGAGACAATCGAGCTCGGAAACAAAGGACTTCTGCCTCCAGGCATGAAGGAACTCTTTGCTCCGGACGGCAAGATGCTTGCGGAAGTCTTCGTGCTCTCTCGACTCGCTGTGGATCAAGAGTGGAAAGACAAGGTGGCGTGGCTGACACTGGCACGAAAAGCGAACCCCGTCTTTAGGACGATCTACCGACTCGTCACCACTGCGGCGGTTAGGACCGACTTTGATATCGAGAACAAGGTGATCGAAGACGAAAAAAAAGACTCCTGAGCCCGTCACATAGGGCACGGGTGAAGCTCTCGATCAAGTTCTTTAACAAACATCCCGACGACCTGAATTTTCGAGAGAGGATATCTCTCATGAAGCTTGCGGCTTACGAGGTGACTCGTGATCCAGAAGCGCAGGCAGTCTTCCTAGTGGACCCTACCAAGCTCTAGAACGCTTGGCGGGGTCTCGCCTCGTCCCCTTGCTCTATGTAGTTGCAGCGCCTGCACTGGCGCTTCTGGTCGTGCGAGACCGGGTGGTGGTTTGCAGCTGAAGTGATCCAGGCGATGCATAAGCACACCGTCACAATCAGGCTAAAAAAGCCCGTGCATGGGGAAAGGAAGATACTCAACAGGATCGCAGGCACGTAGAAATTCGCCAAGCCGGGAGCGCGGTAGACGGAGGCAGCCCACTGCCACTCGGTGCTCCTGCAAGAAGGACAGAGGTATTCCGGCATCTTTGGAGCCTGGCCTGTGCGGATCAGCTGTGCGGCAAGCGGAGGACTCATACCAGCGTTAAATTGACCCATGAGCCACCCTGGGTCTGTTTGCCAAGCCATACGTTCAATTCGACGTAAGTCCTTAATCCAAGAATCAAAATCCACGGTTCTATTGTAAACCTCAGCCCTTCGTAGCTGGGTGCATGCCCAGACTCGTCGTCGATGAAATCGTAACGATTTACGACATGGACCCGAAAGGGTACGTGAAAGGTGTAAAGGCGGTTTCAGCAGCGAACAGGGAGCTCCAAGAAAGCAAAAAGCAAGCTGGTCTGGACGGGTCTTCTGGGAGCAACGTCTTCAAGTTCTCCGGCATGACCACGGCAGACATCGACCCTGTGCAGTCAGCTCTTCGCGGGTTTTCGGCAGTCGGGGTTGCAGCGTTCGCAGCCGTTGGTGCTGCCGCCTATGGCGCCAAGAAGTCCTTTGAGAACTTCGCCGAGTTCGAAGCGATGGAGCTCGCGCTGGCGGGAGTCGAAGGGAGCGCAACCGAAGCGGAGCGCGCAATCAAGCGCCTTCGCGATGCTGCTAAAGCGCCTGGGCTAGAGTTCGGCGAGGCAGTGTCTGGGTACCTCCAGATCCGTCGATCAGGAGCCGAGCAAGGTTTTGCCGAGGAGCTTGTGAAGCAGATCGGCAATGCAAACGCTCTCGGCGGAGGAGGTAAGGAGACCTTCTCGAGGGCGCTCTTGGCCATCTCTCAGATGCTAATGAAGCCCTTTCTCCAGGGCGAAGAACTCCTGCAGCTCATGGAGGCAGGGATCCCTGCTGCACGGATCGTCAAGGATCGTTTTGGCACTGCCGACACAGAGCTTCTCAAGAAGCAAGGGATCAGCTCGGAGCAAGTACTGAGGGGGATCCTCGCAGAACTTGAAGCTCTCCCACGAGTCGCAGGAGGAGCAAAGAACACCCTTGAAAACTTCAACAGCGCGTTGCACTTCATGTCTGTGAGCATTGGTGGAGCCATTGCTCAGATAGCGACCGGGCCTCTTGATAGCCTTGCCGAAGCGATTGAGAAGTTCTCGGATGCAGAGATCTGGTCGACGGCAGTGTCGTCGCTGGCCGATTCCCTTGGTCTCGCCTCGGTCGAAGGGGACAACCTCGACGGCATCCTTCTCGATATCACAGCAGGATTCATGACCCTCGGAGACCAGATGGAGATTTTCAAGGGCAATATCCAGGGAATGCAAGAAATGTTCAAGGACGTTTCCAAGAGAGTAAGCGGGATCCCAGCGGTTAAGTGGATCCGGTGGATTAACAAGCAGGTGACTGGTTTCGATGCCGATGCTTGGATCAACAACAAGCCGCAAGAAGTAGGTCCTTCCCAGTCGTTCGATGCCAACAGGCGAGAACTAGAGTTGCAGCTTGAGCTGGCACGGAAGCGACGCGAGACTGAAAAGAAAGACGCTGCTACAGCTCCTCCCAAGAAAGACCCTCTCGCCGATCCAGGACCAAAACCCCCAAGCGCTCTACCTGTTCTTCGCCAGATCGCCGAGAACACCGACCCACTCAAGTCCATCGCGACTCAGATCCTGGGCGGTGGTTCGCTCGCCAAGAGCGCGATCAACCGGCAGGACATCAGCGACCTTCGCGGGCGCTCTGGAGACTGGCGTCAGGACATCCTTCGCGCCCTCGACGACGGCATCGCTCGTGCCATCGCGGAGCGCGGCATGAGTCGGCGAGAGGTGTGAGGATCGGTTTGTGTTATCTTGTTACCGATGAGTCGGAAAAACAAGCACGATCTCGACGATCCAGAAATAGAGAAAAACTCTAGACTGGTTTCTTGGTTGTCGATGCTGACCTGGCTCGGGACTTGCGCCTGTGTCTATGCAGTCTCAAAAGAGATCCGCCTCGGTTGGGAATTGGTATGCATTGATATCTTCCTTATGTGGGCAGGGAATACCGCTTCAGGTCGAATATCGTCTCACGATTCCGTTCGGTTGGTAAGAGAACTCGTCCGTCCCGCATCAATTTTGGCGGCGAGAGTGAAAGCCCAGAACCTGTTCAGTGATCTTTCCGACGATGACCGCGCAGCGCTTGATGGCGGAAGATCGAATGAATAATTCTGCCTTTTCGAGCGTAATTAACGGTAGCGTTTTTGGGAATCAAGCCACAATACTACGTAGGAGGATCAATGGAGCAAATTATCGACTTCGTCAATGATTGGGTTATTCCAGTCTTTCTGTTGATGATCTGCACGGCTGCCGTCTGGGTGCCAATGTTTTTCCGACCCAAAGTCTCCGCATGGGTTTATCGCCGTTCGGAAGAAGTGCTCGAAATGCTAGCAAAGGATATCGAGAACGCCCCGGTTGACGATCAAAGAGGGTCTTCGCCGCGAAGTGACGAGGACCTGATGATCCTTGTTGCAACGCTGAGAGTTGTTTCGATGACCTCCTGTTTCGGACCCGACTTGAAACAGAACAAGCAACATGCCCCCGAGAAGCGAGCTTTGACTGAAGATGTGATGGCCAGTTACAAGCGCGCCCTTGAGAAGTACGACTTTGCATCAACAGCAACGTTCTCGATCATGCTTCTCTCTTCAATTGGGACGTGGGTATCCAAGCCTGTCTTCTACATCGAAGATGGACGCGGTCGCTTTTTTGGGCAGGACTGGTGGACGTCGATAAAGTCGTACCTTGTCTACAAGACGCTCACTGACGAGCGATCACCAGAGACGATTACTGCACCCGGTCCAGAGAACCTGACGTCTCGACTTGAGAAGCTTCCCGAAGGGTTTGCCCTAGCTCAGTAGCTCTAGGTGCCCAGCTTTACCGGCTACTGGGCGGGCGGAAGGTTAACGAGGGAAATCCATAAACCCCGGCGACGGAACCCAACCGTAGCTACGGGCGATGCCCTTCACTTTCAAGATCGATCACGCGCAGCGTCGCTTCGCTCGTCTGCGGATCGGCATTGCGCTTGCCGGCAAGGACCTCGCCTCGGCTGGATCGAGCGGGATCTACGTCGTTCCGGTCGACGACTCCATCATCCTGCGCCCAGTCTGCACAGGTCCTAGCTGGCAGATCAGCTCCACGGCACCGTACGACAAGCTGACCCTGGCGAACTTCGGCTCTCCCTCAGGCATCAAGGAGTTCGACCAGAGCGGTCTCGGCGCGAAGAAGTTCCTTGTGGGCGCGAAGAACATCACGCTGCAGACCACGACGACGTGGGCGAAGAACACGGGCTTCGTCGTGGAGTTCCTGGGCTTCTCCAACGGTGGGCAGAACGCCATCGTCCTGGAGTGTGGCTGGTCCTCTGGCACCTCCGTCTCGTCTGACACTGCCTTCCGGCTCTACAGCGACGGGTTCGCCGAGGTGTGGCGTGGTGGGGCAAAGATCGCCACGGGCAAGATCAGCGGCGGTGGATCCACGTCGAACCCACAGAACCAGACGGTCCAGATCATCTTCCTTCCCTGCAAGCGGCGAGAGCTGCTCATCTGGTCGAGCGCAGGCGACGGCTTCCGGGCGATCATGCCCGACATCAACGAGGACACTGCGGATCCAGCGATCGTTCCTAGCGCGAAGTTCTGGGTCCGGCAGCCGGACATCTCGACCAACGTCCTGGTCGCTCCCTTGAAGTTCGCCACGAGCGGGTACGCACTCAGCGAACCGTACGTGCTTGCAGAGGCACCAGTAGGCGGCACTCCTCCACCAGACCCTGACGTACTCGAGACATACGACAACGCGAGCTGGGCAGGCGGCACGGCTCAGCCCTACCGGATCTATGGGGACGAGTCGTTCCGAACGGGCAACACCGATGCGGCCAGTGCGTACCTGACCGACTGGTCCGGCGCGACGTTCACGCCCAACGGGACGGACAAGAACGTGCGGATCCGTGTCGACCTGTCTGGCGATGGCAACAGCACTCCTTCGATCTATGGCGCGGAGCTGGGTTACCTTGGACTCGAGGCGATCACGGACGATTCCGAGGAGTTCGACCTCACCGACTATGTGACCTCGTTCTCGCTCTCTGTGCCCGAGGGCGGCGGCCCTACGGCGAGGGTGAGCGTGAACGCGCATCCCGACGTTGTCGCGGGTGTGGCGGGATTCAGGACGCAGTGCAACCGTCCTCTTGAGATCAAGCTCGGAAGCGTGCCTCTGCTCAACGGCCGGGCGAGTCCTCCGCAGTACTCGAGGCGCATGAACCCAGATGCTGAGAAGATCACGTTCGAAGTGCAGAGCACCATCAAGGCGCTGCAGCGCTACAGGTTCAGAGAGCGCAAGCCGTTCGATGGGATGTATGTCTGCAGATCCTCGGACGAGGACAGCCTGGTGCGCTGGGTGCTTCGCCAGTGCGGAGTTCCCGACAGCGCGATGGAGTTAGAAGACTCGAGCGTCCGCATCGGCGACATCGCTCCAGAGCGGTGCGGAGAGTGGGCAGAGTATGCCGACGTGGGCGCTAGCGCCTGGGAGGTCATCACCCGCTTCATGGAGGACTATCTCGGCGGGTGGTTCTACGACGTCGTGCCGACCTCTGGCGGTCTGAAGTTCGTCGTGAAGTCTCCTGCGACCATCGAGGCGAGCGCCCCGGTGATCGATCTGTACTGGTCGAACGAGGACGCACTCGCAGCTCTCGTTCCGGAAGCAGACGTGTGGAAGTACGTGGTCCGTCAGATGGACTATCAGGTGGTCGAGCCGGAGTCTAACGAGATCGTCATCACCGGGCGGGATCCACGCACGGCTCTCAGCCTTGGAGCGGTCAAGCGGGATTACAACGCTCAGGATCCGACCCTTGCCCCTAGCGCAAGACCGGACAACTGGCTCGGCGAGCCTGCCATCGTTGGCATCATCAACGCTGGGATCAGCACCCAGGACGTGGCGAACTCTGCAGCGGCGCTCGCTGCGGCCAGGCTCTTCAATCGCAGGGAAATAGTCGGGATCGAGTGCGAGTTCCTGGAAGTCGCTGGAGTCCCCGTCTGGCGTGGCGACCGGGTGAACATCGACGGCGATCCGTGGGTGGTCACGGCGCTCGAGCTGGAGGCGGTCTCAGACGTGGACGACTTTCGCTGGAGACCCTGCAAGTACACCCTCGCTTCCGACATCGGAGGGACGGGAGGTAAGACCGCTTACGAGATCGCATCGATCGAGCGTATGAAGAGGCGCGAGGCGGTCGTCCAGCGTCGCAACTCGATCGGTTTGGCAGCGGTCAGGCGGCAGAGCGCGGTGGTGGTCCCTTAATGCTTGCCGGCAAGTACTGGGAGTGCCAGCGCCTGGAGTTCAAGGTCGCGGGCACAGGCTCTGGGACCGACAACGGCACGGGCTACGCCTACTCTGGAGAGATCAGCTCGTTCTTCTGCGCGAACGCACTCGCGACGGCGCTCGGTCTTCGGATCACGATCACCTCGAGAACTTCGACCTTCCCCGGTGGAGCGCCTTCGGGTAACTGGTCGGTCGTTCACCAGGGCATCATCAGCGCGAGTACCACGGGAACCGGATTTAACGGTTCGCTCAGCGGCTCGATCGAGGTCGACGACTATGTGATCTACAACGAGCCAGGTACCTGGACTATGAAGTGGTCTGCCGTCCGTGCCTATGCCAACGGCAGCCTGGTCGCCTCGAGCGGAGCAGGTTCGTACACCTCGGCACGCTTCGCAGCAGACGCGATCTTCCCCCACGGCATCCCTCCCTTCCTAGAAGGCGGCGCGGGTGTCGGCGCTACTCCCCCGATCAACAACAACTGTCCTCCGGGAACCTGGGGCGGCGCTCCGATCCTCGGCGATGCGTCGGCAACGATCACTGGTGGCTGGCGATTCATGGACATGGACGGAAACTGGCAGACTCCGACCGTCACGATGCCTCCGGCATGGGCGCCTCCCTTCACCTGCGGTGCCACGACCACGTGGGACGGGGAGATCGAGTGCTTCGCCGAGGTTCCTGGCAACGGTGACTACCTGACGGAGTCGGGCTGGCTGTGGCTGATCCCGAACCTTCCACGCGAAGTCGTGCGGATGAACGATGATTACGAGGCGCAGATTATTCGACTCGAGTCGCCTTCAAGAACGTTCTTCACGATCGACGAGACGATGGTCTACTGCCCTGACCCGACCGAACCTGTTGTGACGAACAACGGATCGAGCACGACGCTCACGCCTTCAAGGGCACAGCTTCTGGCAAGGGTCACGAATAGCGCGAACGCCATTGAGGACAACCTAAACGATGAGTGCTACGCGGGCGGCTCCTGGACTCGCTACTTCCAGGACTGGTCCTTGCCGGGCGTGGTGGTGACCGGGCAGGCGCTCGGCGGTGCAAACGCCAGCGTAGGCGCTCTCACGCACGTGGACGAGTACGCACGCGCTGCGAACTTTCACGGCGCTCCGCACTGGCTGTATGCGCCCTGGTTCCCTCCTAACTCGGCATCGCCCACGGTTCGGTGGCCGATCAACGGAACTCCTGCGGACCTTGAGGACTACTGGTATCCAGCTCGCCAACAGTGGATTTATCACCCTTCGGTGGGCGACTCGACGAACAGACGAACGGACGTCATCGCCGAAGGCATTGATCAGTCCGGCATAACCAATGTTTCGACGATCGTTACCGGACTGCCTAACTTCTGGGGTCTCAGCTCATTCATCGCAGACGACACGGTCTGGCTTACTGCGGTCGAGCTGAACGCCCTGTCCAATTCTAGGTGGACGTTCGACGGATCCGGCACGCGCCAGGTGACGTCTTCCAGGATCGAGTTCTCAGCCGACTCGGTCGAGGCAGAGTTCGACCTCAGCTCTTACACGGTCTGGCCGTACATGGTGCCCACGCTCGCGCGCAACGTGGCGCTCTCCGGCGCGAACTGGTCGAACATCGCATCGGTGAGGATCGAGATCGAGGACGCCACAGGCAAGGTGATCGAGCTGGTGGCAGCGGCAACCGTGGCGGGCAACTGGGATATTCCTGCGGTGCTCTCCACAAAGTGGCACTCATCCCTCGCCCAGAACCTTGGTGACTCCGGATTCCTCGCCGACACGTACGACGACGTCGCCGACTCAGCAGCGGACTATTCGCCGACCATCACCGCAGACGAGGAGCTCGCGCCTACCCAGCACGGGAGCCTGGCGCGCTCATACGGGAAGCTGCGGATCACGATCACTAAGAGCAACCCTGCAAACCCAGCCACTCTCGGTCTGATCACCTTGAACCTCGCTCCGAGGGCAGAGTGGTACGTGCGCTATGAGAGCGGGCACGGTGCCACGGTGCTCAGCAAGAACGGTCCGCTGTTCCGGACGCAGACACTCGGCTTCCGAGACTCGCTCCTGGACGAGCTACTCTCTACTCCGATCGTCAAACCGGAGCTGGTCGACGCGCCCACCATCGGTGACTGGCTCAGCTTCCGGCGTGCCTTCTTGGAAGGCAGGGATGCTCAGGACGCCATTCTCACCGAGGGACTCACCTACTTCGTGAACAACGAAGAGATGACGATCGCCAAGCACCTCTGGCGTGATCCTTCGCAGATCCTGAACACGCACTCTTTCCTTGTCCAGGGTGAGGGCGGTCCAGTCCCCTGCCTCGTTAACGGGTATCGCCAGATCCCACCGACCGCGATCACTCCGGGACTGAAGCGAACGAAGGCAGACGACTGGCAGGAGACGGGGGCTCTGGGTCAGTACACCTACTCCCTCATCGCGAACAAGCGGAACATCATCACGACTGAGGACGTGGCGCTCGAGCTGCGCTGGCCCTCGAACGTGCTCACATTCGAGACCTCGCCACCGGACGGGTGGGTGATCGGCTTCCACACACTCGCTGTCGAGAACGATGAAGGGTACGACGCAGAACTTGTCTATGCGGGTGACGTGTGGCTGAAGATGCGGCCCTGGCGCGGGGCGCTCCTCTTCCCTGCTTTCTTTCCAGTTGCCGGCACCAACGTCTCCTACGACGTCGACTATGCGTCGATGCTCCACGTGTTCGCCTCGATCGACGAGGACGGGAAAGTGCGCATCGGCACGAGCGGAAACGACTTCGCCATCACTTGGCAGACGACGAGCATCGACGCACAGTGGATCTGCATCAAGATCGATCGCGACTCACAGGACCAGAGACTTCTACTGGTGGTTGAAGACGCTGGGTCTGTTAAGCTGTACGAGTCGGTAGATAGAGGCGAGGCGTTCACTTTGGCAGACACGATCGGAACCGGAACGAAACCCTTTATATTCATCGGCAAGGACGGAGTGCGCCACATCTACTGGCACGACTCTGGCGCTATCAAGGGTCAGCTCCGAGACCGCTTCAATGCGGTGATCGAGTCGACCTTCACAGCCCGCTCAGGCGTGGACGATGCAGGGTGCGCAGCGGACGAGGATGTAACAGCCCAGGGCGAGAAGCGCGTCCACCTGGTGGTGGTCGAGGGCGGCTCGGTCGTCCACTACGACTCGGAAGACGGTAAGACCTTTACGTAGAGCAGGCGTTCGTAGCTGGGGGCGAGATGTCCAGCTTTAACGTCAACAACGATGCAGAGGCCGATGCAGTCACCGCCTCCGGCGCTACGTGCGCAGAGATCCCCATCGACTCGGCTGCGCGCGACGGTCTTCTGATCGAGAACCGAGACGCGTCGATCGACATTCACGTCACGCTGCTTCCCGATCGGGACGAAGCGGTTTACACGACCGCCCAGGCTTACGCGAAGCGGATCTTCAGAGTCGCTGCAGGCACCACCGAAATGATCGGCATCAAGGGTCTAACGCGTGTTCTCGTCAGCGCGGCGTCTGGAACTCCGGCCTTTGCCTACCAGGAGTACAAGTCTTGAGGACCATTCCGAAGGGAGGAGCAGTTACCCTCCCTGTTCCTTCGTGGGTCTCTGGAGATGGGCTGAGCATGGTCCGCTCGATCGTCAAGGGTGGTGGATCGTTCGCGGTCGCCTGTATCGGAGACAGCAAAACCGAAACAGTGAATCCCGCTGCCGGCAGAGCTACCACTAACCCCGTCCGAGAGGCATGGTCGGCTCAACTCCAGGAGCTCTTCAACGAGAACGGGATCAGCGTCCTCGACGTGCCCTGCACCTACCACGACGGCACGGGCAACGGCCTTATGCCTGGTTACGTGGCAAGTGGGACGGTCACTCACGTTCAGCCAAAACTCGCGGTTCTTACAACTGCCACGACGGGTGCCGCAGCCTACTACTTTCCCCAAGGACTTAACCATTGTGCGGTAGTTCTTGCGGTTGGTCCGAACAACTTCTCCGGTTGCCGAGTCAGCGTTTACACTGGCAATGTTACTGGGTCTATCCCGGCAGCTGGGAAAGTCACCAACCGGGTTGCCGACTGGCAGACCGATGCCAATGCAGGGATAAACGGTTCGGATTCTTCTTGGTTCCTGGCCTCGCTTCGGGTCAACTCCTGGGCTGACAACATCGTTCAAAAGAACGCGGAGGGCGTGGAGTTCGAATCGATCAACAACGTGATCATCAAGGTCGCCGAAAATGTCGATATGGGGGTGACCTCTGGCACCGGGTGTACGGTTGTGGTCTATAACACGGGCGCGGTGCAGACGGGTCTGCACCGGATTATTGGGAAGCGTGGCGGTGCGACCTTCCAAGAAGGGTACCGGGCGGTCTTAAACATCGGAGCGTTTGGAATGCTAGCGACCGTTTATCTAAACAGTACAGCGGCGGCAGCAGATCGAGACTTCTACGGTGCAACAACGGGGCTTAACAACTTTGCCGAACAATCGGTACGGTTCCTCAAGACCCAACAGCCAACCCTCTTCGGCACCGATAATAAGACGGGCGACCTTGGGGGGCAGGTGGCAGGCTTCGATAACGTGATCACCACGTTCGGGCTCTACACTAACCGTGGTGCGCTCCCTGCGTTCTCTGCCATTACATCAGGTGAGATTGACGCTGAGGTTGCTCTTGCGGTCGCATTGTGCCAGAAGGCGGCGGAGTACGGCGTCCCATTTGTCTACTTCGAGCTCATGGCGATTAACTCGGATGCCGGGTATCGAAACTACATGGAGGCCATGAAGGCGGCAATCTCGGCCCAACCGAACGGCGTGTTCCTCTCGGTGCCAGAGTACATCTCTGCCAAGTTCGGGCTCACCGTCGCGCAGGCTCGTAACCGCGCAACGGTAGAGACAGCTCTCGGGTCCGTAGCTATAGACGCGCAGGACGGGTCCAATTTTCACACTGGACGTTATGGCCAGCACCTCGAGGCGGAGACAATTAAGGGTCTCTTCCAGTGGGCCCTCGCCTAACCGAGAAAAGTCTGAAAAGTTAACCGTGCCCTCGCCTTAGTCGGCGGGGGCTTCGTTCCATCGCTCGATCAAGTACTCCGCTGCACGAGTGGCGAACCGCTCGAGGTCGTTCGACTCGTAGCCTGATGGATCGCCGAGCCATTTCACCACGCCAAAGAGTTGTCCCTTCTCGATCTCGACGACGGTTTGTGGGCATGGCAATCCCTCGACTTCACCATCGGTGAGTGGGCGCAATTCGAACGAGGGTTCAGTTATCCGGATCACCGACATTCCGTCCATGGTGAGCACGAAGTCTGGAAGCCTCATCGCCATAAGACTATCAGAGGCCGAGCCGAGTTTTAACCATCTCGACGTACTCCAGATCCAGATCACTTCCCGTGGCATCGATGCCCAGGCGCTCGGCTGCGACGAGCACGCTTCCCGTTCCCATGAACGGATCCAGGATAGACCTCGGCTGAATCGGGCACTGACCAATACACCACTCCATGAGCTCCGATGGCTTCTGAGTCGGATGCGCCAGGCGCTCGTCACGAGTCTGCTTGGAGAATCCACGCCAGATGCGCGTGTGGATCCTCGCTGGACCTTTCCAAGAGCACCACGCGAGCTCGCAGTCGGCGAATGACGTCTTTCCTCTTTGGTGAGGCGCCTTGTCCCAGATCAGCCACTTTCCAGAAGGCGGCAGCCGATCGGCGAAGTACTGAGCGCCCCAGATGATCGACCAGCGCGAGACGCGCAGAATCTCGCGAAAGACCTCAGGACCTGGTGGACGCGCGTCCCAATTCTTTTTCGTGAAACCTTTCTTCCCGTTGCCGACGTGACCCGTCTTTGCGATCCCGATTCCATACGGTGGATCGGTTAGAACCAGGTCGACCGACTTATCAGGGAGAGAACGGAGTAACTCGAGGGCATCTCGGCAAAGAATAAAAACCATAAATAAGTAGACGAGTGTCTATCATTTTTGATCACTGCCCAGCAAGCGCTCTCCGACTACCAGCTGGTAGTCAACCTGGTAGTCAGCCAGATCCTTGGGAGTGCTCTCAGACTCGCCACAGGTTGTCTCAGCACGATCCCGTTGAACCTACAGGTGTGCCGGGTGGAATCTCATTATCTCCACCATTGAACCTAAAAAGGCTGTTTTGACTACCGCAAAATGGGAGTCAAACTTTCTAACGCTTCTTCGATCCGGGCGGCACCCGTCCCGATATAGACGGTAGTCATGTCCGGCTTAGCGTGCCCAAGCACCGCCTGAGAACTCAGAACGTTTCCACCCGTAGCAGCCTCAATCAGCCCCGCTGCGCCATGCCTAAGGTCGTGAAAGGTCCATCCTTTCAGCTCTTCGCATTCATCGGCGAACCTCGCGAAGTGGAACGTGATCATCCGAGGCGAGACCGGACAGATCGCTTGCCCGTCAAGATCGCCCCAGGTGTCGATGAAGTCGATGAACTTCTGCGGAAGGATGAGAGTGCGCTTGCTCGAGCTGGTCTTTAGGTTCGTGACCTTCCCGGCGTTGTCGAGCTGCCTCCTTACCTGGAGCGTTCGCTTCTTTCGATCTAGATCGTCCCAAGTGAGGCCAGCGATTTCACCGCGGCGAAGACCCATAAGGAGCGCCATGAAGACAGGCAGCTTCATGAAGTCCGGACACTTCTCTAAAACGGTCGCGGCCTCCTCGACACCGAGCACGCGCTCCCGCTTCTCTGGCGGCTTCGGAATGTTCACGAGCTTCCCGCAAGGGTTGCGATTGATGAGCTCGTGCGCCTCGGCCATGTCGAGGATCTGGTGAAGTACTCCATAGACGAAGCGGACTCCGTTCGCCTCCATCGTCTTCGTTGACGCTCCCTTCCCTGACCTGCTCACCTGCTTCTTTGCGAGAGTGTTCACGAACGTCTGGACCACGCTGGGCGTGATATCGCTCACGGCTTTGCGACCGAGTGCCGGGCGAATGTGCTGTACGAAGGCGGCTTCGTACCTGCGCCTGGTCGTGTCCTTTAGACCTTCGATCCGTGGGTACCAGAGCCAGATCGCGACTTCAAGCAGCGTCGATGTCGACGAGCAGCGGGTGGACCTTAGGGAGTCGAGCTTTTCTTGAAGGAGTGCGTTCGCCTCCTCCTGGCTCTCCTTGCTGTAGGCAAAGATCTTCTTCCCTTCCACTCTCGCTGTGGCTTGGAACCGTCCATCTTTGCGCTTGCTCATCGATGAGGAATTGTAGCCAGCGATCGAGTTGGGATTTTTCATATTTGTTGATGACCGGTAAAGGTACGAGGCCTTCCGACTTCAGCGCGAGCAGCTTCGCCACCCCGATTCCGAGATAGCGAGCCGCCTCTGCTTGGGTCAGGAAGACAGGTGATTCCATGGATCAGGCTCCCAATCTCCCAACGAGGACGTGAGCTGCCATCCAGCTGAACGCAGCCAGGAAGATCGAGGCACCCATGCCAATGGTCAGCAGCCCAACGAGGAAGCTGGTCTTATCGCCCTTGTCTTGCTGGTGCCAGATGATGTCGTACATGCTCAGCCCGCACCCGGTCCAGGTGACGAAGGCGAGCAGGGCGAGAAGTTGAGGGAGGCTCACTTGCCCTCCCTGCGCGATGCGGTCTTCGTGTAGTAGGCGATGATCGCCACTATGACGAGCACGTCCCAAAAGGTGAGCGTCACTTGGGCAACTCCTTGCCCTGCTCGATGATGGAAAAGCTGGAGCGGGATCTGTTCAGCCTGTCCATCATCGAGCGCACGGATGCGCGATAGGGGTCCTTCTCCCTGAACAACCAAAACCAAACGCTACGAGGGGCTGCCATCGCTACCCTCCTCCTCGTTTTCGGCGTCTTCCCTGTCCCATCCAAACGCCTTGCCCATCTCCATCATTAGGTCCGTGGTCTCCTTGGCGTACTTGAGAAGAACAATGTTGGAGCGATCCTCGTCGGTCATAGGCGGTCTGTGAGGGTAGATCGCCATGATCTTCCCAGAGGTGTCATCGTCACCTTCTAGGATGGCAATGACGTCGAACACGAAGTCGTCTTCGAACTTGTCGAACATCTTTCGGAGATTGCCAACGGTTATCCCTCGGTGCTCCCACTTGCCGGGCGTTGGACAGAACTCGAACGGATCGTCCGTCACGATTGCGCCTCCTCGTCCATGTCACTGTCGTCAAGCATCGCGCGAACCAGTGCTTGCTTTTCCTCCATAGACATCGCGTTGAAGGAGTACTTCGCCCTAACCTCTGGGCTCATCTCCTCATAGTCGAGCAGGTGGACCTTGCCGATAACAATCAGAGCACTGGTTAAGAGCGACTTTTCGTCGTTGGATTCGATGGCGGTCTGCGCCTTGTCCATCGCCTTTTTGTGTCCCTCAGCTCGAATGAGCAGTTCTCGCAAAATCCGAGGTCGAAGTACTTTGAATTCCTTCGCCATCTTTTCGAGAACGTCAAGCGGCAAGTTTGCGTAGCCGCGAACTCCGTTCACGATCTCACCCACAGGACTTCAATGATCCTGTCGCCCACCATCAGCAGCACCGCCTTGATCTCTGGATCCACGGTCTGGCCCTTGAGCTCGACGATGCGTCTGCACTCGTAGAGGCTCTTCTCGACGGCGACCCCACCGTACGCGGCGGCATGGTTCCGGGCGTCCTCAATGTCCGCCCAGGCGTACAGCCCGCGCGAGTACACAGGATCCGGTTCCATCCCTCTGGTGTCGAAGTTGCCGAACAGGAATTGACCCTCGCCAAGGGCAACGATAAAGAGTTCTTCAGGGAAGCCCCGACCGTTGTCCAGACCGAGGCTCGGTTCGTCGATGATCGGTCCGTTGTCGATCACAGGTCCAAGAGTTAAGTTCATGCTCTCCTCCTAGCCGTGCTTCACGTAGAACGTGCCGAGCGGATCCTCCGGCTTCTTGCGCTCGACGCCCTTCACCGTCTCCGGGATCTCGTCGGGTACCTTGCCGGCAGTGATCGAGACCGATACACCGTCGATTAGATCCACGCTCTGGAGCTCACCATCATCTGTCACGTTCAGATTGAAGGCGTCTGTGATGGCTTCAAGAAGGATGCTTTGGACCCCTCGGGAGGATTCGCCATCATTCTCATCTGCTTTGATCGCGGCAGCGAGTGCTCCCAGAGAAACCGTCACCTGAATCGGTTCAAGAAGGTCATGTATAAGAAGCGTAAATGCCGCCCTCGGCGCGTCGGTGACCTCGACTGCACCCTTCGATGCACGGTAGCCGAGCGTAGCCCACGGCAGCTTCACAGACTTCTGCTTGCTTCCCTCGAGCTGGCTCTTGGCAAACTCCCTCATTGCTGGGCCATAGGAGGCATCGATCCAGGCGATCCTGCGCTTCTGCTCGTTGATCTGACCTTCGAACCGCTCGTTAATCCCGGCGATCAGCGTGTCGCGCTCATAGATCTTCGCCTTGAGTGCGGCCTCGGCACGGGCTCTGCGCTCGGTCGCCCAGAGCGTGGCCTGTCTCAGCTGCTCTTCTCGCTCGGCAAGGCGCGCGAGGTTCTCTTCGCTGGTCAGGTCGGTACCGACTGCGTCGATCGGAGGAGGCGTGAACGGAGCTCCTCTAAAGCCGAGGACCTCGCCGGTCAGCTCATTAACAAGAGCGCCATCGTGTTCTTCGATGACGATCGGGTCGGTCGTGGTTTCAGGGGTAGAGGTTTCGATAAGTTCTGGCATGGTTTCGTTGAAAAAGGTCGAAGAAGAGGGAGCGGTATTCATGCCGCCCTCTTCAGGTTGTTGTTCACCCATTGGGCGACTCGTCGATTCACGACTAGGTCCTCGGGTGCAAGTTTTCGGCTGATGCTTAGCCCGTCGATCGACTTGCAGCGCGAGAGGGCAACGTATGTCTGGCCGTGGCAGAAGCTCTGCCCACGCGCTGCGATGTGGCAGGAGTCGAACGTTTGTCCTTGGCTCTTGTGGACGCTCACGGCCCAGGCAAGCTTGAGCGGGATCTGAGTCGCCTCAGCCACCGCCACCGAGTCGAGCTCGTCCTCGTTGTCGGGAGAAGCCTGGTGCTCCATCTTCTCAAAGGTCTGGCGCTCGACCCAGAGCAGGTTGCCCCGATCGAACGCGACTCGCACCGCGCTATCCGTGATCTCGGCAACCCAGCCAAGGTCACCGTTCACGTAGCCGGCAACAGAATCGTTGGCGACTGCCATCACGCGTGCATGTGGCTTGAGCTTCAGCTCCATCGGAGCGGAGATATCCTCCTTGCTGATCTCGCCCTTGGTCTCAGCCTCGAAGAGAACCTCGTCGCCATCTAGACGGCTTAGGAAGTAGTCGTTTAACTCGTCAGCCTTCTTGTTCGTGTAACTCACGATCACCGAGTCAGGACTTGAGGGACGGTTCGGAGCTTGGTTCACGAAGTCGAGCCCTTTCGGGTTGCCTTCGCGAATGAGGTTCAGTGCGTCGCGGAACTCTGGGTTCGCCTGGCGAAAGACAGTCTCCAGCTCGATGGCGAGCGGGTTGGCTTCCTCCCAGGCATAAGAGTCGAAGAAGAAGGGGCTCACGTACCGCGTCCTAATGAAGTCCAGCTCTTTGCCTGGTTTTACGACAGGTTCGAGCTGCCAAGGGTCTCCTACGAACACCACCGGCTTGCCACCAAACGGGCGCTCGCGCTTGGTGGTCATGCGCAGCATGATGTCGATCTGGTCGACTAGGTCGGCGCGCATCATCGAAACCTCGTCGATCAGGATGAGGTCGGAGTACTCGATCACGCCCTTCTTCTCATCGCCGAGCGGGCGCTTGCGCGAGAAGCCAGGCTTGAGACCAAAGAATCGGTGGATCGTCTCACCACCGATGTTCACGGCAGCCAGCCCCGTGGGGGCCAGCTTCACCGTGCGATAGCGCCTGATGATCTCGCGACTGACGGTGGACTTTCCAGTCCCGGCTTTCCCGGTAAGGAAGAGGCAGCCACCATAGCGGACGATGTGGTCGACCAGGTCGAGCGCCTTCTCCTGGTCTGGCGAGAAGGTTACGTCCGACATGGCTCGTTCGCCCTCCCGAACTTCTCGGCCACCCACGCCTCGGTCTCAAGGTAGGCGGTTGCCTGAGCTGTTTGCACATCACCCTCGGCGATGGTGAGCAGGTCCTCCGGCTGACGGATCATGTCGAAGTAGGTCGAGCCACGCGGGATCCCGTGATCTTGTTCGTCGGCCACTCCGGTAAGGTCGCCACCATTCCACTTCCAGCCGTGATCGGCGACCAGGCGCGGAAGCTTCATCTTCTCCATCGGAGTGATCCGGCAGTTGAACATGAACACACGGCACGTAGCGCGCTCCCCTGCCATAGAGAGCGCCACGTGGAAATCCGGTGTCTTGGCGCTGGTCTCCCCTGCTTTGAATGCCTCAGAGGCGACGAGCACCGCGATGGCGATCATCCTGAGTCGATCGCTATTCACCCTCGACCTCCTTGATGAAATCGCTAAGGCTGGCAAGCTGGCGCTCTGCTTCGCGCCTGTCCTCCTTTTCGGGGAGTTTGTCCATCAAACGCTCGAGCTCGTTGACGGACTCCTTGGCCTTGTAGAACAAACGCTGGAGCAGGCGCTGCTCTCGGGTGGGAGAGGGACCGTTCACTTCGCGCGCTCCTTGACCTTGTCCATGGCGGCGAAGTACTTCTCCAGCCCGAGGTCGATAAGAGTCCCTGCCCCTTTCGTCTCGCCCGTCGCAGCAGCGGCATCGATCGCGGACTTGATGATCCCGCAGACAGCGGAGCTGTGGATCTCCTCAGGACCACGTGGGGTGTAGCTCTTGCCACCACCGCCACCTTTATTGCCACCGGCTTCGTAGGGAGGCTTCGTGACGCCACCCCAGCTCGAGAGAACGTTGAAGTGATCACCGCCTTCTTTGGTCACCTTCTCAACCGTGATCTCGCCTTCGGCTTCTTCCTCGGCCTGCTTCGTGATAGTTGCCACGTCCCAGACCTTCGGGTCCATGAGAACTTTGATGATGCCCTTGCCATAGCCCGAGCCTTCCGGCGCGTCGCCCACGATCTTTATTCCGAGGGTGTAGTTCTTGGCGTTGTTTCGCGGCTCGTCCAAGCTGATGAGCTTGGCGGTGAAGGTGTACGAAGAAGTCTGGTTTTGTTGTTGGTTTGCCATGGTTAGCGGGCCTCCGAGGAGGTTTGGTAGGTGTAGGTGTAGGTGGGAGTAGGGGTGACGGATAGGTCACCGAGTTGGATCCGGCGATTCGTCTGCGCCTGACCCCAGGCGAGTCCCAGGACTAGCCCGACGATGAAGGCGACAAACAGTCCGCAGGCGATGCGCTGGCCGAGCTCGTTCTGGTAGCGAAGCTTTTGAACCTCGACTCGCGACTCAACGAGAGCGTCTATCTCATCCTTTAACAGGAGTTCGTCGTCGGTCTCAGGTACAGGCCTCGGCTCTTCAGCCGGAACCTCGGCCAAGGCACGAAGGAGCGAGGATTCCCCCAGCTCTCGCTGGAGGGATCGCTGCTGCTCGGGGGTGAGCTCCATCGCCATGCGACGGGTGCGCTGGTAGAAGTCGGTGGACGTCACCGCTCGACCACTCCCGTGTCCGTCGACTCGATCGAGAGCCGTGCGATGGTTCGCGGCGATTCCAAGACGATCACCGTCCCACACCGCTCGACGATCACCCGGGTGAACTTCTCGCCCTCAGCTCCACCAGCTTGCATCGTGATGATGTGCTCGGGGTTAACGAAGATCTCTTGACCATCCTCGTCGGTAAGGCAGATGAACTTAGGCATTACGCCCGTCCTCCCAGCGCGACGTGCAGGTCAGGCGACTTTACGGCCAGGTCGATCTTCCCGTCGACGTAGCAGGCGAGGACGGTGTACGCCTCTTTGATGGTGAGGTTCTCACCCAGGCTGTCGCCGAGAGGATCAACGATCCGGTAGAAGCCAGGGCGGTTAGGCTGAGCGATGATGCTCGCCGAGCGGCGAGTGAGCGCAGGGCGTACCTGCGGCTTGTCGTTTGTGATTAGAGCCAGTCTAGGCATCTTGTTCTCCAGTCGGAGGTGGTGGCCTCCGCTGGTGAACATGTTACACCAACTTAGATTTTTTGTCTACAACTTTGTAGATTTATTTTCTTTGACGATTTACGGCCGGATGCCTGTTGGGTCGTGGTCAGTGATCCTTCTGAGACCAATCATGCGGATGTAGCCAATCAGGAAGCCTACGACCGAACCCGTTGCCGGCTGGATCTCGTAGCCTCTGTTCTCGGGCTGTAGATAAAACTCTGTGCCGTTGTGCTTGAGCGTCTTAACCGTGCACTTGTCGTCATGGCTTCGGAACAGGATCACGCAGCCGAGTCGCGGGACCTCAGACTTCTTAAAGACACACAGGTCTTCTGGGTGAAGTAGCGGATACATCGAGTCGCCAAGGATGCGGCAGCAAAACAGGCCTTTGTCGTCACCCATGTGACTCGGCACGTACTCAAACTCATCAGATTCAAGAGGATCGCTGTAGTGCATTGGACTCGAAGCAGAGATGTGGCCGATGTACGGGATCGGTATATCGAGAGTCGGTGCTGGAATCTTGAAAGGAGATATCTCAGGCGTCTTCCTCTCCAGATCGTCGACCTGGCGGAGGATATCGCTAGGCGGTTCATGCCCGTACTCCCAGTTCTTATAAGCGTTCAGAGCGACGCCAAGCTTTTGAGCCATCTCCCGCTGGGTTAGGTCCAAAAGCTTGCGAAGCGAACGCAAACGGTCGCTTGTGTTGGTGGCCACAAGAAGCATTTTTTAAAACTTGGAAATCTAACCTCTACACTTTTGTAGAACTTTAGCGTACACTCCGTGCGATGGCGATAGCCTCTGTAGACAAAACCAGTGACCTTACTAGGCAGGAGGTGTGGGATGAGGTCCAAAGACTCATCGACGAAGGCGTGCCTGTGAGTAGGGCTACAGCCAGATTCGGTCTCCACCGGACCGCTTACTACAAGCGCATTCAAAGAAATGGGGCCTCGTCCACCAACGAGAACCCCGCACCGCAATCCACTTCGGAGAACTTTCGTGGACGCGACGTTAACGCTAACTACGATACCGCTTCTCCGCTCGACGAGGTGAGGACCTCGGCAAGCAAAGAAGATGACATCAGAGCAACTGCATAGCCTGAAGCCTGGGCAGAGAATCAAGGCGACCCACTCGAAGGATGTATTCGAGGTGACTGGAAAGACGACCGACAAGCACGGCACCCACGTGTTCGTCCGGAACGTGACCATAAGGCCCGAGTTCGAGCTGATCGTTCCGCAGAACTATGACCTGATCGAGGAGGGCACCAATGTCTGAGAACGGTACGTTCCTGTCCCCTCGCACTCAGTTCAAGGGTGAGACCCCGCTGCAGGCGACTGCGCTCTCCGTCCTGCGGGCTGAGTGCAAGTACCCCCAATTCTTCGATGCCGCCATCAACGAGCTGTGCCTTACCCTGCTCAATGAAGAGAAGCGACTTCAAAGCCAGTTCGTCGGCAAGCTCTCCGCTGAGCTGCAACTGGAAGCGCCATCCAAAGACGGGATCCTGCACGAGGTTAAGAAGCTCGTCGCCGACCTAAACAAGCTGGTTGCCGATGAGGAGCAAGCCCTCCAGAGGGCAGAACGGGACCTGTGCGCCCGCTTCTTGGCGTTAATCGCGATTCGTTCTCACGAGCCGGAGGACTTCACCCCGGAGCGGGTTGAGGAGGATATCAGGACTCTTAAGGCTCGCTACTTCATGAAGAACACCGAGATTGAAAGACTCGAGTGTGAGATCAGCAATCAGAAAGCCTGCTTAATCCGCATCCTTGGCGATGCTCTCGCCAAGAAGCTCCCGGACGGCAGCGAGGAGCTAACCGTTCTCGACGTCAAGAAGCCCTGGACCGACTTCGCCGATGCTCTCCTCGCCCAGGTCGCGGTGATCAAGGCCGAGCGGGACGCACTCCGAGAAGAGAACGAGAAGCTGATCGAGGCCGAGCGTGAAGCGCAATGCGTCTTCGTGAAGTTGCTTGGTGAGGCTGCACCCATAGGGCTTCCCGTACCCGATGCTATCGAAGGGATTGTCAAGGCCCTGATCGACGAGAACGAGTCTCTGAAGGAAGACCTCGCCGAGGCGACGAAGCGACGCACCAAGCGGAACGACGAGCTGCTTAAGGAGCGTGACGAGCTGAAGGCTGAGGTTGATCGGTTGCGAACACGCCTATCGTTAAAGCCTGCGCCACCTAGACCTAAGGGCTGGAGGGACGTAGTCGCCGAGGACCTCGACAAGGGCATTGAGCAGGCGGTCGTGGAGAAGAAGCGGAGGGCACGACGTGCCGGTTAGCACGATCACCTGGAAAGAGACCAAGATGGGCGGCCTTGCCGCCTATCAAGGCTCGGAGTTCGTGGCGACGGTTCGCGAGACCTTCGATGGGCAGGTGGCTGCACGCTATGTGAAGGGCCAGAACAACAAGCGCCAGATCCACGGCACGATGGACGAGGCGAAGGAGTGGGTCGAGCAGCTCGCCGAGGGGAGGCTGTTGTGAGTCCGTTCAAAAGGCTATCGCAGGGCGAGGCTCACCCTTCGGATCAGATCAGCGCTGCCAGAGTGATCCAAGCGGTGAAGCACATGCGCGAACGCCAGAAGGCGTACTTCGCGTGCCCTGAGCGCCCGAACCTGATGGAAGCCAAGGATGCGGAGCGAGAAGTCGACCGACTCGTGCGAGAGATCGACCAGGACGACTCCCAGGGGGAGCTACTGTGAAGTACACGCCGATCCCCTTCAGCGGCGAGATGGTCCGCGCCATTCTTGCTGGGGGGAAGACTCAGACGCGGCGAGTAGTAAAGCCTCAGCCGCCTCGCGAAGAGCACTTCGTGGGAAGCTCTTTCGGTCTCAGCCGATGCGTCGCTGACGGGATCAAGATGTACTCCCAGAACGATTGGGAGCGCCTCCCCAAGCACCCCACGGACTGGGAGCTCATCGGAAGCGTCGGCGTGGCGCGCGACGCCGGATACCCGAAGCGATACCGATGTCCCTACGGTCAGCCCGGCGACCGCCTTTGGGTCAAGGAGTCTTACTTCTGGTTCAGGATTGTTAACCCAGAAGAGAAACTGCCAGATGGGGCGGTGTTCTTAGGGCCGGTCACCGATTGGTGCACGGAGGACTTTCAGCCCTATCAGGTGGCCTGCTTCTACGAAGCGGACGGGCCAATGCCCGACATCATGAAGCGCGCCAAGTGCAAGTGGAAGCGGGCGACGTACATGTTCCGTTGGGCGTCTCGGATCACCCTTGAGATTGTCTCGGTTCGCGTTGAGCGGTTGAACGATATCAGCGAAGACGATGCTGGGGCAGAAGGTGTTGATCCGTGGAAGGTTCTTGATTGCACGGGGGTTAGCCTTAGTTGCCGCGTAGCGTTTGCAAACCTTTGGGAATCCATTCACGGATCCGGTTCTTGGGAAGCCAACCCGTGGGTCTGGGTGGTCGAGTTCAAGGTGGTGGAGTCGTGAGGGGCGTCCGGATCGAGTACTACACGGCTCTGGCGTTCGACGCGCAGGGTCACCCGTGCTTCACGGTGCGTAAGAGGACCTTCACCCCGATCGGCATCGACACCGAGCGTGTGACCCACCAGACGTGGGAGACGAAGGAAGAGGCCGAGTCCTTCATCTGTGACCTTTACTGCGGCCACCTTCCGGAGGCGAACTATGCCTAGAAAGACTCTCAAGGACGGGAGACAAAGTGAATACGCGATCCAGCTCGACATCTGCAAGGCCTTAAGGCTTGCCGGCTGCACGGTGCTTCACACGAGCGTGATGAACACCAAAGGCGGCTATGGCTCGGCGAAGGGCGTGCCCGATCTGCTGGTCCACGTCCCCGGTGAGAAGACCCTTATCGGGCTCGAAGTGAAGCGACCAGGCGGGGAGGTCAGGCCCGATCAGAAGGCGCTCGCCGAGGCGGGTGCCTATGCCATCGTGCGAAGCGTGGAGGATGCACTCTTCGACGTCTTCGAACGATCGAAGGCGGCAAGGGAGAACGCCAAGTTTGTGAACATATTCGACCAGTACTGGGAGAAGGTGAACCGTGGCTAAGCGTGGCATCGACGAGCACCCGAAGGTGATCGACTTCGCCGACTTCCTCGGCATCCCTGTCTGCTATGCGGTCGGTCCTCTCGAGCTGTTCTGGCACTGGGTGGCTAAGTATCGCCCTACGGGTGACATCACGGGTATCAAACCCTCTGCCATCGCCCACGCTATCCGCTTCCCTGGGAAGGGTGACGAACTGATGAGCGCCCTCGTCGAGTCCGGTCTCGTAGATCGAACTTCGGACGGCAGGCTTATCGTTCATGACTGGAGTGAGCATGCAGACAATTCCGTTCACCAACTGATCAAGAAAAGAAATGAACGGTTTGCAGATGGAAGTGAACCGTTCACGCGAAACCGAAGGCGCGACACAAACGATTCATCACCAGAACAAGATGGTTCACAAACGGTTCATGAACGGTTTGTGAACGGGAAACAAGAAACCGTGAACGGTTCACGCCTGCCAGAGCCAGAGCCAGAGCCAGAGCCAGAGCCAGAGCCAGAGCCAGATAACACCCCCCAAGCCCCCAAGGGGGAGGTTGCGGCTTCTCCCGAAAGGTCTGAATCCCCGGATTCCAGAGCCACGGATGCCGTCGTCGCTCGGGTTGCGACTGCCTTCCTGAGCATCACCGGGAGGAAATTCCAAGCGCTGCCAACTGCGGCGATCTGGAAAAACCTACGGGCCAGGGTGAATGCCGTCCGAATCTCCGAGCGAACCGCCTTCGAGGCGCAGTGCATCGAGGTCATTCAGCTGAAAACGAGCCAGTGGAAGGGTCACCCGACCATGGAAAAGCACCTCAACCCGGAGACCTTGTTCAGACCCTCGAACTTCGAGAAGTACCTCGTGGAGGTCGCAGAGCAGGCGTCAAGTCCAGAACCCAGCGCCCCCGGCGTGGACACAGAGCCGGAGGAACCCGTGAACGGGCGAGACTACGAGCTCAAGGCGGTCGGCAAGCAGGTGCTGAAGCTGGTCCCTGGCACGGATCAGCCGTTCGATGAGGAAGTCTGGCGTCAGCAGAGGAGGGCAGGGTGAGCGACTTCCTGGAAGGGGTTCCCCTAACCTCGTCGATCGAAGCCGAGATGTCGGTCCTCGGTTCGATGATCCTTTCGCGGAAAGCCGCCAGCGGCATGGCGACGTACCTGAAGACTTGGGACTTCTACCGTCCAGCCCACCGCTGGATTTTCGAGACCATGAAGCAAATGGTGGTGGCCGGGCAAGAGATCGACCTGGTCACCCTGCGCGCCAAGCTGATCGAGAAGGGGAAGCTTGCCGACTGTGGTGGTGTCGACTTCCTAGTTGAACTCGCGGAATACGTCCCGAGTGCAGCCAACGCGATTGATTACGCCAAGCTGATCCGAGATCGAGCCATCCGGCGAAAGATGCACAAGCTCTCCCGCTCGGTGGTCGACCTTGCCACGAACGGTGAGAAGCCGACCGACCAGATCCTCCTGGAAGTCAAAGGGCTTCTCCGGGAGATCGAGGAAGAAGAGGCGCTCGGCAAGTCGAGGCTTATCAGCATCGGCGAGGTCGTTCGCGAGATCGTCGACGGGTACCAGGACGAGGATTCACCGTCTGCGCTGCTCAGCCAGGTCATGGTTCCCACAGGTATCGCCTCTCTCGATCGCTACAATGTGCTCAAGCGAGGCGGCATGATGATCGTCGCAGGTCGTCCAGGCATGGGCAAGTCGAGTCTAGGCATGACCGTGGCTTCCAACATCGCCGAGCAGGGCAAGAACGTGGTGATCGTCTCGTACGAGATGCCCCCGGTTCAGCTCGTGAGAAGGCTCCTCGCGGCGAACGCAGGGTTATCGGTGAAGGCGCTCAGCAGCAAGGAGGCGTTCCTCAAAATTGCCGACCTCGACACCCACCTAAAGCTTCAGGACGGGGCAGAGGCGATCTTCCACCGCACGGTGTACTTCGTGGACAAGCCTTCCAAAAAGTGGTCAGAGCTGGAGGTGCAGCTCCTCCAAGCACAGGCTCAGCTCGGGCGAATCGACTGCCTGGTGATCGACTATCTCCAGCTCATGGCGCAGGGCACCCAGTACCAAGCGGCAGAGATATCGCACGCGGCCAACTGGATGAAGGGGTTCTGCATGGAGCACGACATTGCAGGCATCGGGCTTGCCCAGCTCAAGCGAGATGCGGCAGGGACGTCTAAGAAACCAACGATCGAAGACCTGAAAGGGAGCAGCGGACTCGAAGAAGCAGCAGACTCGGTAGTTCTTATTTACAGAGACTCATACCAGGGCGAAAAAAGGGTAGACCCAAGCCAGCCACAAGAGGTCGATCTTATCATCGGCAAGAACCGTGACGGTGAGTCAGGAGTCACCGCGAGGGCCTACTTCATCCCTGAGCAGACCGCGTTCCGGTCGGCATGACACGACGGACACCTTCCGTGAACTTCCGTAAATGAGCAGCGAGATTCAAGAGTTCATGCCAGGTCGCAACGGAGGCAAACTCCGGCGCGGTGGTGGTCGCCCGAAGAAGGCGAACTCCAAGTGGTCTCAGATGCTCGACGCTGTTCGAAAAGAGCTACGAGAGAAAACCGGCATCGTCGAAGACGGAGAAGAACTGACCAACGAGCAGGTGCTCGCGAAGATCATCGTTAGGGCCTCCCTCGAGGGCAACATGGAGCTGCTTCAGTTCGTTCTCAAGCTCGCCGACAAGGACGACACGTACGTCCGTGACCGCAAGGACACGCTGGAAGATCGAGCTGCCAAAGCACGCGAGCTGGCTGAGCTGGAAGCGAAGAAGGCGTACGTCGACATGGATCCGCTCTTTAACGGTTGGAGCGATGAGGAACTGGAACAAGAGGCAAGGAGGCTGCTAGGAGCATGACCGAAGAACTAAGGCAGTACGAGCACTCGCTCGTTGAGAAGATCCGCAGAGGGCGGCTGGAGGCGTGGGGTCCGCTGCTGGACCTGCACGAGCCACGCATCGCAGACCTTGCGGCTCGGTGGAAGATCGACGAGGCCGAGGTCGCCTCTGTCGTGATCGACAAGCTCCGGTACGCGGTCGAGAACTATCGCGAAGGGTCGGCGTCCATCTGGGGTTTCACGAAGCAGCTCGTCGACCGTGCCCTCATCGACCGCACGCGCAAGGTCGAGCACACGCGCAAGATCCACCTGAGCCACATCGAGGAGCGGTGCGGTGAGCACGTGCCCAGCGCATTCGTCGTGCGTGAGCAAGAAGCGAGCGTGGACACTTCCTTGGCGTGGCTCCTGATCCACAAGGAGCTGTGCCGGCAGATCATCTACAAGAACGCTCCTGAGGCAGTGACTGCGGTCTTCCGGCTGTATCTCAACCAGCGAAGGGCAGAGCGGTGCATCGGGCGCAAGGCGCTTTACGACGTCCTGGGCGAGTTCGGGATTCCCGACCCGCAAGGCAAGCCGATCGCGCAGGTGCCCTTGTTCGTGGACGGACTGGGCGCGAGCCTGGTCGACGATTACTGCCTGCTCGGTGAGCGGATCATGAAGGCAGTGACCGCAGGGACGCAGATCAGAGCCGTGGGCGCGAAGATCGGTGAGAACGGCAAGCTCGTGATGGCGTACCGGAAGCACCTTCAGGTCGTGGCTTCACTCGTAGCTGAGAGCGATGAGCAAGGCATATACGAGGCTGGTTCCAAAGCCGTCTCCTAGTTCGATCAACTCGGGGCTGTCCAACCTGAAAGCCTCCACGTGCGCCAGGGTGCTAGGCGTGCCCTCGAAAGAGAAGGCGGGCACGTCCTGCATCGCGGTCTCCAAGCTGAACCCGAAGCTTCGCGAGAAGATCGTCACCGAGGACGTTGGGCCGTTCAGGGTCACTGGTCACCGGGCAGCGGTCGCCTCGCTTCGGCGGGTCTTCCTCCACGTCAAGGCGTCGGACCCAGAGCTGTACGAATCGCTTGGCAGCGCGGGCATGCTCTGTGCTCGCCTTGTCCGTGGATCCACGAGCACGTGGTCGAACCACTCGTGGGGAATGGCGGTCGATCTCATTATCGACGGCAAGCTCGACCGTCGAGGCGACGACCTGGTCCAGCACGGGCTGCTCACCCTGTACAAGCACTTCCACCGGGAAGGGTGGTTCTGGGGTGCCGAGTTCAACACCGAGGACGCGATGCACTTCGAGGTCGCCGAGGAGACGTTCCTCGCCTGGGAACGACAGGGGCTACTGTGAAGCTCGCGACGACCGTCGCGCTGCACAAGTGGCTTAACGCGTCGACGTTACTTGTCGGGGCCACTTCGTTCTGGTCCGGCTTCGTCTTCCGCACGGAGGCTGAGAAGATCCTCTTCACCGCCATGTTCGCGGCGATCGTGCTGGATATCATCACCGGCATTGCCGCCAGCTACAAAGAGGGTAAGGCGATCAGCTCGAGTCGCATGCGGGACGCCATCCCGAAGCTGATCGGGTACATGGCGTTCATCCTCATGTCGATCCTCGTCGGCCAGGTCATGAAGACGCTCGGCGCACCGATCCCTCCGGAGGCTGTAGTGACGGGTGCCACGGGCCTCGTGTTCTCGATCGAGGCGCACAGCGTGCTTGAGAACGTCCACCGCCTAACCGGCATGAAGACTCAGTGGCTCATGCGGTGGCTAAAGGGTCGGCTCGACGAGCAGACGCGAGATGAGGCGGATGAACCGAGAATCCGAACTTGAGGAGGCATTAAAGCTAATCCTCACCCTGCTTGATTGGGGGTCATTAGACGGTGCGCAGTACCAGGCGTATTGGCACTGCAAGTCTCTCGTTGGGTCACCTCAAGAGAAAGAGTGGGCGAAGCGTAAGTTAGGCGCACTCTGGCGGTGTGAAGACCACTCACCAAGAGTCGCCTTCTGAATAAAATCCCGCAGGTTTGGTCGGTTTTTATTCACAGAGTCGAGTGCCTAAAAAACGCGCAGAATTTAGGCACTCGGGCGTAGCTGGGATCGATGATCCAAGAACCAAAACCCGACATCTTTTCCTCGATCACAGGCAAAGGTGAATGGCGTCCTTGCCCGTTCGAGAGTGCTACCGCGTTCCAGCTTGGTGGCAAGGTCTATACCGCCCCACACGCTCAGAACGTTGACAACTATGTTGTGTTCACTGTTGGGGCAGCTAACACCCGCATTCACAAGAGAGATCTCGCCATCTTCGGAATTCAGCCTGTGGAGTGGGTTGAAGAGCCGCTAGTGGACACGGTTCTTGAATGGACGTCGATTGAGCGCAATGGCATGGTCTACTTAGCTTTTCCGGTGGGCGACGTGTACCACGAGGGGCAGGCATTCATAAGCACCATCAAGGGCGACCGGTTTCGAATCACCGAGATACTCGGGGCTGATTCGTAGGTGGGGATGATGAACATTCTCTTTATCGCAGTCGCCTTGCTCCTCGTCCCCTACCTGAGCCTGCGCACAGCGCACGTTCCGTCGTTCGTAGCACCGTTCCGTTCCTGCCCGACGAAGCGATGGGGCTGGAGTCGTCGCTGATGGGTGCCGCTGGTTACCCTAAGGACGGGACCCGGCAGGAGCAGATCGACTATGTCCTAAGCGTCGCGCCAAACGCACTGGGCCAGCTCGCGATCGAACTTGACTGCAACATCGCGCTCGTCCCAGAGGGTGAGCCTATCTGGGGCGTCTTCGTCACAAAAGACCCTGCCCTGATCAAGGTCGCGAAAGCGCTCTTCGACGGAAACCACGAAAACCTCGCCGAAGCGTGTGAGGCAATGGTTGAGGTTTTGTGGAAGAAGGACCCACCGGTCGAGCGGGTCGAGGCGGTCGGTCTGCCGGAGACACCGTGAGCCCCAGTACTTGGGCAGATAAGCCCGACCTCAAGCCAGGCGACTCTTTCACGTGGTTCTCTCCAGGGTACGGCAGGATCGAAACGCGCGTCGTAGCTTCACGCCAAGTCTCTCGGGGGTTCTGGCGTTGGCGTCAGACGTGGACCGAGCACTACGTGATCTCGACCTACGCTGGGAACCGTGCGCATTATTTCAACCCGCTTTCGCACCTGTGGGTGGACTTCCAGAAAGAGTGGTACCCGCTTTTCTATGGCGCGATCCAAACCATCAGCAGAGATGGTGAAGCACTCTGGCCATAAGCGCTTTGCGCCTATCGCGCGCGACCGGAGCTCACGTCGAGAGACGGCGGCAGGTAGGTCGTAGCTGGCGGTGATATGGCCAAACTCCAGATCGAAATTCAAGGTGACGTAACAGGCGACGGAAAGCCGGAATTCAAGGTCACACCCATCGACATCGAGCTTCCCGACGAAGCCGCAGACCAGATCGAGAAAGCGCTGAAGCTCGCCGATGCGTTCGATGCAGAGCCTGGCGACGGCGAGTTTGATCAGAAGTTCAAAGCGAAGATCCCGGTGAAGGTGAACCTCTTCATCGCGAAAATCGACACCTTGATCCCTGTTCAAGGAAAGGCAACGGTTCGCATCAAGCGCGACCCCGTAGATGGTCCTGACAAGGCCGCTTAGAGCCTTGCACTAGCAGAGCCGATTGGCCGTCCCTGGCTCCCCTGGGGCGGTCTTTTTTCGTATGAGTCCCAGCAAAGCAGGAATCACCAGAGAGCTGATCCGAAGGCACTACCAGCGGCACCCTGAGGTCTACATCGAGCGTGTGCTTGGCGTGAAGCTCACCGCTGAGCAGCTGGCGATCTGCCGGGCGCTCGTCGAGCATGGCAGGGTGATCGTCCTTGCCTCCCACGGTGTGGGCAAGTCGTTCCTCATGGCGGCGCTCATCAACTGGTCGTTCGACTGCTTCCCAGGGTCGATCACGATCTCCACCGCTCCAACCGCTTCGCAGGTCAAGGACGTCGTTTGGAAGGACGTCAGGCTTCAGCGCAAGGGGCGTCCCGGTCTCCTTCCAAAAGCGCCACGGATGGAGACGACTGCCGACCACTTCGCAGTGGGCATGACGGCAGCCAAGGGTGAAGCGTTCCAGGGCCGCCACACGCCTGGTGGTGTCTTCATAAACTTCGACGAGGCGGTTGGTATAAACCGTGCGTTCTTCGAAGCGGCTGAAGGCATGATGATCGACTCGTCTTGTCGCTGGCTGATGATCTGTAACCCGACCGACCCGGGCTCGTACGTGCGCACCCTTGCCGAGTCTGGCGAGTTCAAGGTGATCACGATCAGCGCGATCGAGCATCCGAACATCAAGGCAGAGCTAAGGGGCGAGCTGCCGCCCTACAAGGGCGCTGTGAACCTATCGTATGTTCAGAAGGCACTGCGCGCCTGGGCGACAAAGATCGACCCGGAGATGAAGAACAGCCTTGATATCGAGTTTCCTCCAGGATCGGGGCAGTGGTACAGGCCTGGTCCTCTGTTCGAAGGGAAGGTGCTTGGTCGCTGGCCGACAGGTACAACGGACAACGTGTGGTCGGACGGCCACTGGCAGGCGATCCTGATCGAGCAGCCGATCGAGGAAGAGAAGCCTCTTGAGCTGGGTGTGGACGTCGCGCGCTTTGGCGACGACTTCACGACCATCATCGTCAGGCGAGGTCGCACAGTCCTCTATCACGAGACCTTCAACGGTAACCCGACGACGTACACGGTCGGACGAATCCAAGCGATCATCCGGCAGTTTATGAACATGACCGAATCGATCGTCGGAGTGAAGATCAAGATCGACGATGACGGTGTAGGTGGTGGTGTTTCCGACATGCTTGCTGCAGACGGGTACAACGTCTCGCGCGTTCAATCCGGGTCCAAGGCGATCGAAGACGAGCTCTATCCGAACCGAAGATCCGAATTGTGGTTCACCACCCGCGACCTGGCCGAGCGGTTCGCCCTCGACATCAGCCGACTGAGCGACGAGGCGAAAGACCTCCTGCGCTCGCAACTGCTTCCGGTGAAGTTCAAGTACGACAAGCACGGACGGAAGGTGGTCGAGAGCAAGGACGACCTCAAGTCGGCAAAGCGCCTGAAGCGCTCACCGGACGATGCGGACGCGCTGAACCTGGCGTTCACTCCGGACGTCTCTGGCTGGACTCCGGACATCGACGCTTGGTAGCGGGTCAATCGTAGCTGGTCGCATGAGCTTTCTCAAGCGACTCGTTGGTCGCGAACCTTCCCAGCGCAGCCTGGTCGAGCACAACTCCACCAAGTCGTATCTGAGACTCGGCTCTACGGGTAGGGACTGGGGCAAAGAGCAACGGGACGCATGGGCGAACGGCGTGGTTGCCTCGGTTCTTTCGACCATCCTCGACAAGATCGCTCAGAGCGGACCTATCGGGGTAAGGCCGGACGCCAAGGGCAACCTGGTCGAAGAGGAAGCAACGACCAAGGCGATTTATGACGCGCTCGAGCTGAGCCCGGTAGGTGCCGATTCGTTCTTCGACATTCTTGCATTCTCACTGAAGGTGTTCGGCATGGCGTATATCATCCGGCACAGCGAGACGGGCGTGATCGCTCCGTTCATGAGCAACCAAGTGGAGCGAGACGTGGTCGCCGGCAAGCTCAGGTACAAGGTTCGACCTCACGGGGGCGGCACGACAGACAAGTACTTCGACCCCGAAGACGTCTGGCCCGTGAAGTACGGCATGCCGGACCCTCGCAACCCGCTGGTCTACATCTCTCCGCTGATCGCCTGTGTGCGTGAGATCGTCGGCGAGAATGAGACGACGAACTTCATGGCGTCGGTCCTCTACAACATGGGAATGCCTGGGCTGATCGTCTCGCCTGAGCAGCCGATCAAAGACGAGGGCGCTGCCAAGAAGTGGGCAAACAAGGTTCGCGAGACGCTGACGCGCTACACCCGCGACGCTAGGGGTGAACCTTACGTTGCACCTGATCCAGTCAAGATTCAGACAGTCAGCTTTGCCCCCAACCAGATGAATCTCGACGCGCTCGATCGTTTGTTCATCACGAAGATCTGTAGCGCCCTTGGCGTGGATCCGATGGCGGTCGGCTTGCCTAGCGACAACCGAACGTACAATAACTATGCCGAGTCCCGCAAGGCGCTGATCGAGGACTGCATCCTCCCCTTGTGGGACGTCATGCTTCCTCCGCTCGAAAGGGCACTCAGAGAGTCGGGTTACCTTCGGGCCACGCTCAGAAGCGTCCATATAAGCGTGAACCGGAAGGCGTACCGAGAACTCGAAGACGATCGATTCAAGGTGTCCTCCGACGTCCAAGCGATTTTTAAGGCAGGCGTCTCGACCAGGGGTGAAGCACGCCAGGCACTCGGCTTCAAGACGGACACCACCGACTCGCGCACATTCTTCGACATGATGGCCGAGAGCCGAGGCGGCGCGGTTCGGACCCGGTTCACTGCCGAAGAGCGCAGGAAGATCGAGAAGCTTCATGAGACGACTCCTTAGCGTTGGCGGCATGGAAGTGCGCGTGATCGTCCAGCCGGACGACTTGAGCGACAACGCAGCGCTGCAGGCGTGGAATGCGGACCATCTGCGGTACCGCTGGAAAGAGGCGCAGCGCCTCCTCAAGGCGTTCGCCGAGGGGCGGCTCGGTGCCGAGGACTGGTACGACGCCATGGACGGTCTGCTCCTGGAGGGGCACACCAACGCTTCGTGGATTGGAAGAGCGTTCGGTCTCGACCTGAGTGACTCGCCCACCGAGGACGACATTCTTCTGGGTCGCGCCATGCGAGACGCTGATGGCGACTATCTGCTGAACTTCCTGGATGACCTAGAGGCAGGGCGATACGTCGACAAGGCGGGCGACTTCATGCTCAAGAGCGCCCAGGCCCGGGCGCGGCTCTACGTCGGCAAGATGCGAGGCACGACCGGGCAGGCGATGGTCGACGCGCTCGGCGACGAGGCCCTGCACACGTGGCGGCTCAGCGCCATCGAGGAGCACTGCACCGAGTGCCCTGAGCTGGCCCAGATATTCGTGAAGGTCCCGCGTTCCGAGCTGTGGACCACGCCAGGCGGTGGGCGAACGCCGTGCCTTGGAAACTGCCTGTGCTTCCTAGAGAGTGAATCCGTAGCTGGGGACGTGATCACTGGACCCACGAGCGTGTCTCTGTCCTACGAGAACGAGGAATTCAATGAGCAAGCAGCCTAAGGCACCTATCGTTCGCTCTCAAGGCGACAACGTTTTGACCACTCGTTCGCAGGACTTCGAGCTGCGCGAGAACGGTTCGCTCTCCGGCATCGGCAACATGATCGGTGAGCTCGACTCTTACTGGACCGTCTCTCACCCACGCTCGAAGGCCTTTACTCGCGAGGGCATCGAGAAGTTCGTCAAAGAGGGCTGCATGCTTGCAGGGCACAAGTCCTCGGAGGCACCGATCGGCTACATCAAAAGCGCAAAGGTTGAGGGCCGCGAGTTCAAGATCGAAGCCGAGTATCACTCGGACGCAGAGTCTCAGCGGTATCGCACCATCGCCAAAGAGCGTAACGACGCGGGCAAGACGGTCGGTCTATCGATCGGGTTCTGGGTGTCGCGATACGAGTACTTCGAAAGCGGTGAAGAGATGGTGAGGGCGCTTACAGAGCGTTCGGAAGACCTCAGCCTGTTCAACGTCCAGCAGCTCATGGAGCACGAGGACGACTGCTGGCTCATGTACGTCGAGTATGTCGGCGAGGTGTCGCAGGTGAACTTCCAATCGAACAAACCATCAGTCGCCACGGATGTGCGCAGCGAGGGCGAAGCGCCTACGCTCGAGCGAACGTTTGCGCGGATGAAGGAGCGGGGCATCACTCTGACCGCTCACGACCTACTCGCCCAGGCAAGGGGAGCTGGTGTGATCGAGGACGAGGATCCAGGCGACCAGCAGCCAGTAGAAGAACCCGTTGAGGACACGCGCGACCTGCTCGCCGAGATGGAAGCCCTCAGGCATCGGCGTCGGCGGTAATCGCCCTTGACCATCACCAGAAGGCCCGGATCACTCCGGGCTTTTTTGTTGTTAAAACGAGTTCGTAGCTGGTGCCGATGAGCACTGTGCTTACCAGTCGTCGCCAAGAGCGAGACGCCAAACTCAAAAACTATGACGAGCTCCGCTCGAAGTACGGCGATAAGCCGCTCGGCGAGTGGGAAACGGCAGACCGAAACCGTCTGAACGAGCTCCACGACCAAATCACCACGCTGGACACGGAGATCTTCTTCGAAGAGCAGCGCGAGTCCGTCAAGCGACGTGCCGAGGGCGCGTTCGTGGACCACGGCAAGGGCGGCAAGCCCGATAACCGTGGCGAGGACCTGCGCCTCTGGAAGGCTCTGGGTGCTAAGACTCAAGAGCAGTTCAACATGGCAATGGCTGAGATTCGAGCTCACCAGGTGGACATTCTCACCGATGGCGGGTTCTTGGCTCTGCCGGCTGTTATCCAAGAGGGCATCATCGAAGACGCCAAGCGCGAATTCGTTGTTCGACGTCTCGCCAAGAACTTCGGCGTGGTTCCTCGAGCTGGCTCCATCCAGAACGAGCTGACCGCTCGTCCGGCTTGGAACTGGGGCACCGAGCTCTCCGCTCCTTCGGAGACCAACCTCCGGTTCGGTCAGCGAGCACTCAAGCCGAACGACATGGTGGGTCTCGTCAAGATCTCGAAGTCTCTGCTTCGGGAGAACGGCCAGACCGAGGCTGTCGTCCGAGGCGAGATCGCCTACGGCAAGGCGTACCTCGAAGAGGCCAGCTTCTTCGTTGGAAACGGAATCAACCAGTCGCTCGGTCTTCTGACCCCTAGCGATCTTGGTATCCCGACCTCGCAGGACAAGGAGACGGCGACGTCCCTCGTCATCGGCGCAGACGATCTGATCGACCTCGCCCTGGCTGAGGTTCGACCGCCCTACTACAACTCGCCACAGGCTGCGTTTGTCATGAGCGCAGACGCGTTCGCGGACTGCCGGAAGCTGAAGGACGGCAACGGGCAGTACATCTTCACCCCGACTGCAGGGATTGGAGACTCGCTCTCCGCAGGTGCGGCTTACACCCTCCTCGGAAAGCCCGTGTACGTCTCGGAGTTCATGCCTGAGGTGGCCGCTGGAAACTACCCCGTCGTGTTCGGAGACTTCCGACACTACGGCATCGTGGACGGCGAAGACTTCGGCGTGCAGGTCCTCGTTGAGAAGTACGCAGAGAACAACATGAACGGCTACCTCTGCCGGGCTGCCGTCGATGGCGCTCCGCTCAAGGGTGAGGCGTTCGCACGACTGAAGGTGAAAGCGTAATGAAAGGCTTCTTCGAACGAAACAAAATTCTGCACGTCATCCCGGACTCCGGTTCGGCTGGTGTGTACACCCTCGGTGCGGGCACCACCGATGTAAACACGGGTGTTGTCGATGCCCAGCTTCACCAGTGCGCGGGTCTGGCGTGGGTTGTCATTCTTGGCACCTTGGCGGCATCGTCCTCGGTGACCATCAAGGCGCAGCACTCAGACGACGGAACCAACTGGTCCGATGTCGAGGGCACCAGCCAGGCTACAGTCGACGCAAACGACGACGACAAGATTCTTGGCGTTCAAGTTGGACGGCTCACGAAGCGGTACAACCGCCTGAACATCGTCCGAGGCGACGGTGGCAACTCTGCGATCAACGCAGTCCTTGCCAATCTGTACGAACCGCGAGTACTTCCCGTGGCTCAGCTGACCTCGGCTGGACAGTTCGTTCGACAGCCGGAGATCTTCGACGCTTCCCGAGACGGAACCGCCTAGTACATCTAGGACACCGACCAAGGGCCTCCTGCTACCTCCCTGGCAGGGGGCTTTTTCGTAGCTGGCGACATGCCGGCAAATTT